ATGCCGTTAAGATCAGCTCTAAGCTGTTTAGCAAAAAGAGCAGCTGCCATAATTTGCTCTTGATTAACAAACTGAGCCTCTCTTTCAGCAGCTGCTAAATTAGCCTTAACCGCGCCCGGATCTATAAACTGAGGTTTGGATGGCTGCATTAATTAAGCTCGTCGAGGCCATTGATGAGCGCCATTACTTTATCGTCGTGGCTATTATCTGGGTTCTCAGCTTTAGCGGATGACGGTGCAGTTGTAACAGGCTTATTGGGCGTAACTGTCTGGCTTTTCACCGGGGCTTTAGGGGCAGGGGCTTCATAAGGCACATCATCTTCTTGAACCTCAACTCCTTCCACAGAAGTTTCTTCTGTTTCTGCTTTACCATAATAGTTAGTCTCAATAAAATTCTTGATTTCTTCGGCAGACTTACGCTCCACAAAAGTATTGAGATCAAAGATATTATTATAAGTTTCTTGAACTCTAGCTTCATCAAAACCTTCGATAGCTGAAGGATTCAAGAATTTCGATGCGGTATAAGTAGGATACTTCGGTGCGCCTGGCTTATCAGAAACAAGTTCCACCTTAATACGCAAATTGCATCCTTCGGGAGACAGATCAAAAATACGTGCACCAAACTCGTCAGAATCGTCTCCATTAATAGCAGATTGAATAATTTTATCTAGTTGACGGCCGTACCGTAGTACCTTAATAGTACCATTATTTTCAGGTTTCTTAGGATCATTAACCACTAACACGTTTACAAGCCAGTTCTCCTTACGACGTAAATTAGCCTTGGCGCGTTCTTTATCTTGCTCGCTACCATCGCGCATGACCTTAAAATAAAGTTCACTTACCGGGCAACGCTCACCCCAGGTAGAAGGCGAGGTAATGCTAGCATACTGACCGGTAGCAATACTATTCCAGCCATGATGAAAATAATGAAGAATAGTCTCTTCAGGGTTTTTAATGTTGGGAAGGAGCCTTACAACGTAAGTAGCTGGAGCTTCTAGCTGAAGAATATTACGGTATGCAGAATTACCTGTTGTCTTAGTCTTAGCCTTATCAAGCGCAGACTTGATGCTTTCAAACATGTTAGAATTATAGGATTTCATATGTATAGTAAAATAATAGTTTAGAATTAATTTTTATCAAGAGAAGTTAGTCGTTTAATAGATTCGTTAATGATTTTTTTGGCTTTTATAGAATTATTTAATCTTAGTTTAAATTTTACAATGTCCTTGTGAAAGGTTTTGCAATAAAGTTCTCGGTCCTGATCTGACATGCTATCAAATATAATATCAAAGTTAGGTAAAGCAAGTAAAAAATACAGATTGATGTTACCTTCTACATAATCCATAATAGGACTATACATGTACCCGTTTTTTTGGGTAAGATAGTGCTTAAAGGTAATACCAGAAGTGATAATTTTATTACCAATAAATTTTACGGTACGTATTATGTCTTGTGTCTGATTATCGGAATCAGGAGACTCTTCTAATTTTTGTTTTTGTACAGCACTATAACAGCTAATAGCTTTTTGTGTAAGATAAAACTTTAAATCGAAATAGTCTTCATCTTTATAGAGAATATACGGTGCTGAAAGAAAGTCTTTGATATTAATTTGCGGAAACCGTTTAAAGAATAGCGATAGCCTCATACAGAGTAGACCTTGCTCGCTTTTATCAAACCCTTCAAAGTCCTTTCGAGGCTTCCAAGGCTTGTTCTTTAACCCACGAGATACACTAAGGTAAGTATTGTAAATTTCTTGTGGGCCCATTTAAAGGCCTGATTTTAATATCTCTTTTACGACTTTGCTACGGCACAAATTGTTATTATAACGTAAAAATAGCAATATTGCTTCTCGTTTAGAGTCGGTTTCAGTAAGATTCATAAAAATCCTGCAATATGTATTGTTTTTTACTAGTAATGAAAAAATAGCTACGTTATTAAGCTTTTTATTGTGTATAATAGAACAAAATGATCCGAATTTAATTAACTCGATTTCAACCTCATCTTTTGTAAGGTTTATTAGCGGCGTTTCAAGTACTGCTTCTTCTAGCGCTCCTACTACCCCTGACATATTGTTATAGTGGGCCTAATAGCTTGGTAAAATTCATAAATGTATCAGTAATTTTACCACCTGCTGCATATTCGTGTCCGCCTCCTTCGCAGAGTTTAGCAGCTAATTTAGATAGATCTATTTCACAATTTTTTGTCTTACGAAAAGAGACGTGACCTGCGTTTGTATTAACAAAAAACGCTATCTCAGCATTGTGTTTTTTAATTAAATAATCGCAAACCTCATTAACAAATTTATCTCCTGATGTGCCGTATATTGTTCGTTGTTTGCCTTGTATCGATACTGATCCTTTAAATATTTGAAGTTCTTTAATAGTTTTGTCTCTACGAATAATATGATCTTTAATAATATTATTTTCTTGAGAGTTAAAACCGGTAAACCCTTCATAAAAACGTGCAATAAATTTTTCTGCTTTTTGAGCGCCTGCAGACTTTTGCAAATTCAATAAGAGGCAGTTCATTTCATACGACTGCGGTAATTTCAAGGTATAGCTGTCGTAGTCATCAGCAATCGCTACGAGTGTTTTTTGAGCTGTAGTGAGCTGTACCGGTCCGTAGAGCTTGTATAAAAGTTTAGCGCAACTTGTTGTTTCTACTACGTTTACTTTCGCGCTTTTATATTGATTTACGGCTCTACTATGGGTTAGATGGTGATCTATTATTACAAAGTTTTCTTTATCGACTAAATCCGCGTTGTTAGAAACATCAAGATCTAAAATATAAATCTTTTCATAATCAGTAGGCTTATGATCGTTTAACCAGCTTAAGTACTCTCTTCTAAAATTAGAAACTGTAGTAGATTTAAATTTTATTTGACCAGGTTTAGCATTGAGAAACCAATGCAGTTCTAAAAGAGACACAGTACCGTCCAGGTCGAAGTCAGTAAAAACGAATATTTTATCAAAATTCACTATAACTATTTAATTCATTTTGTAATATTATCCAGTTTATTTTCTAAATTCGATATTTCATCTAAACCGGTACCGGATTTATTACTTGTTAACCCTATATAGTTTTTCTCTTCTGATAATGATAAAGTAGTGTAGTCTATACGCATTGCGGTTGCTCCGTGTTTAGGACCTAAACGGTTTTTAATACCACTCACTTTAATTATGCCTAACTCTTGATCCCCTTCTTCTTGATATATAGCCCAAACTACGTCAGCTGTAAAAGCAACACCTAAAGACTCACTAACAGTATCAAGACTTGGATTTTCCATACCCTCTCTATTAGTCTGAATTGCACTAACTACCGGCATGTTAAAAAAGTAAGATAAAGCGCGCAGCTCTTCTGAAGCTACCTTACCTTGCTCATATGAATTATCCCCGCTAGAAGCTTTAAGTAGACCAAGATAGTCGATTACTAATACTTCTGGTTTAATACCTGCTTTTATTAAAGATTCCAAATATGCCTTAATACCTGCTACAGTTACACTCTTAGGTGGAAATTCTTTAATAATAAGTTTACGCTTATGGGTATCGACGTTCTCTTTAAAATATGCCTCTAAGGCAGTCGACTGGCCTTGTATATCATTAATAGGTATTTTTGAAAGATGGCTGCTAATACGTTTAGCGTACATCATTTCCGGCATTTCTAACGAAATAAGAACTGTAGTAAGTCCCTTAGATGCCATATTGCTAGCAACATTACCTAGAAAAATAGACTTACCTACGTTAGTTGGACCTAGAAACAAATATAAGGCGCGGCCGTTCTTAGCTAAACCACCCCCTATTTTGTTATCTATAAATTCCCACCCTGTAGGTATAGTTTCGTTATGCGCGCTAAGCTCTTTTATTACTTTTTGATAGTCTCCGTAAAAATCTAAGCCAATATCATTTACTAAAGTGATGTTGCACGCTTTTTCGAACCATTGTAGGAATTTGCTGTAATCAGATTTTTCATTACTTACATCATCTACAATTTTCAGCACAGTATTGTATACTGCTCTTTCTTTAAAGAAAGTCTCGGTGTTAATAATTAGTTCATCAATATTACCATTAACATCTATTTGCTTATATGAAGTAATAGTGTCTTTAAACAGCTTTACTTCTTCATCTTTTTTCAGATAAGTTTTGATTTCAGTAATAGTGGGTAGGGTACGTCTCTTTGAGAAGAAGTCTTTAACTATACCTATCACTAATTTATTACCGGGTATTTTAAAGTTTTCCGGGTTTAGATAATCTAATACTAATGAAGTATAATACGAGTTAGTTAAAGCTTGACAGGCAACAATATTCTCAAAAAACTCTGTATTAATCTGAAGCTTATCTTTCTTCATACTTTTATTATATAGTATAAACTTAAAAAGCTAAGGTTGCCCTTAGCTTTTTGTTTTATGTATTTGCTGTATCTTCTGTATCAGCAAAGTCGTCTGACTCTTTTATTTTATCTACTGCAGACGTACCATAACATACCTTTTCTTTAAGCGTTTGCTCAAGAAGCGGTAATGCTTTCTTTTCCCAGAACTCAGTATCGTTTTCCCAGTTCTTTCTATAACCAATCTTTTCTGTACCTATCATGTACGACTTATCACCAGTAACAATCCCCATAGCAATTGCCATATCAGCAAGACCTGCATAACGGGTCAAGCCAGTACGGAAGTTGTTATAGAGTTCGGCCTTGAGAAATGGAGGCACAAAGCGATTTTTAACTGTCATCGCTGACAATGTAACACCGCTTACATTATGTGCTACTCCAATAGCTTCTTGACCTTCATTCTTATCGATTTTCTCGTTACGAGTAGCGAGCTGCACAAGAAGAGAGGCAAGATAAATAGGGCCCGACCCTCCAGATTGCTTCTTCACCAATTCAGGATAAAGAGAAGTAGGATTATCATAGATATGGTTAGTAAACAAAATCGGTACCCGGGCCTTAGCGGCCTTGAATGTAAGAGCGCGCATCATAGATTTCATAGCCTTAGCCTTAGTACCCATATCAGCAGCATCCTTACCTTCTGTAACGTCCCGGAGCTCTTTAGCGCTAGCAAGGTTACCTAAACTATCAATAGCAATAATTACCTTAAGGTTCGGGTCATTTGCAGCGATAATCTTATCAAGAAACGTAGCAATTTGATTGCGGCAATCTTCCACGGTCTCAACAGGATAATATTTAACCCGCGAAGGATCAATACCAACACCTTCAGCAGACTGACGGTCGACTGCAGCTTCGGTATCCCAAATAGCCGCAAAATAGCCTTTCTTTTGCGCGTTGGCGATGATTTTGTTAATAATAAGTGTTTTTCCAGCGCCAGAAGGACCAGAAAAACCGGTAACCCGACCAACAGGGACCCCACGATAAACTGAACCGGAGAAAATGGCATTAAGAGCATATGACCCAGTATCAATCCAGTCATTTACTATAGACAAAGAGTTCTCTTCAGAAAGAAGAGAGGCATCTGTATTAAGAGCATCTACAGCCTCAAAAATGTCTTTGAGGCTGGATACTTTAGTTTCTTCGTTATTAGTCTTACGAGCCATATTAATTCTCGTCGTCGAACAGTTTGATTACTTTCTTACTATCTTCAGTAGCTTGAGTAGAAGTTTGAAACATTTGTTTGTACTGTGCAATTAGGTTAGCTTCGAGTACTACATTAGAAAGCACAACGCTAGTTTCATCATAAACCCATGTAGCAAATTCATCTCTATTAGAAGTAAACTCTCTGAAGAAAAGAGGGTAGAGTTGGACTTGAAGTTTTTTATCCTGGGTCGGTTGAACATTAAGCACGACTGGCTTAATTACTGCTAGCTTATTAGCGGCAGGCGTATCTACGCGAGTAGCAATAATAGTACGCTGGATAGCGTCTAGAAATACGACAATGTTATCTGGGTTCATATATGTATATTAATGTATAATTTTAGATAGTCAAGTTATTGACGAGGAAACTTAAAGTAATAAGACTTTGGATTAATAAGGTCTTTATCAAGCAAACTTTTCTTGCTAGCGCGAGTGGGTACGATATCCCAACCACCGCGCCGGGCATAGAAGCAAGTTACAAGAAGCTCCTTAGGTTGCAAGAGATCCCACAAGCGCTTATACGCTGCTTCACAGATCTCTTCATGGAAGTGACATTCATTACGGAATGAAACGAGCCACTTAAGCAAAGATTCATTGGTCACGGTCTTGTTGCCCTTGTAATAAATATAAATATCCCCAGAATCTGGCTGCTTAGTAATTTTGCAATTAGAACGAAGAAGAGTACTACGATAAGAATAACTCGCAGGTTTCTTATACTCTACTACTTCGAGTAGCTCGGGAGTTTCGTTAAACACATTAAACTTAACATTATCAACATCAGGGAGTTCTTCAAGAGTAACCCAAGGGTTCTCAGTATCACTGTAATAGGCGGACCAAGCTGAGTTATCAGCCTTAAGCGCTGTGTCTATTAATTGAGAATAAAGTTCAACCTTGACATCAGTCTCAAGAAGACTGCTAAGATCCTTTTCGGCGGTCTTCTTAATATTCTTAAGAACTTCCTTAGCATTCTTACCCATAGGCTGCATATTAAAACCATTCCAGTAGAGCTTCATTGACTTAGACTCTACGATATACGGATTGGTAGCAGCATATACAACCTTAGCTACACAGGTAACCGGAAGTCCGCTATCGGTAAGGGCACTACACTCATAACCATTCCAGATATCATACCCTACAAAAGGAAGGCTATCATTCTGAAGGTTCAGGTAAGTGCGGTTACGTTGACGTTCTTCACGCACGAGAATTTCAGGCGTGTAGGTGGTAGGAGAGTCTACTCTCTGACCAAGTACCTTGTCGATGTTATTAGTATTCATTCAAAATCTTTTTTAATCTCAGTAATTACGGTATTAACTCGTTCTTCAACTGTGCCTACTACGTATTTAATTTTATCTTTAGTAGAGAAATGATTAATATAAAAATCAAACTGTTTCACGACTCCGTCGAAAAACTCTCTATCTACACTACGAGTGCCATCTTCAGCAAGAGGCAATTCAGGTGCAATATAAAAAATACGATCATAACGTTCTAAGCATTCTTTATAAACTTCTATTGCAGCCTTGTAAACAGGTTCGCTAATCTGACCTTTTTCATAGAAATAAGAAGTATAAGCAATACCATCAAGAGCCCCACGATCTAATACCCAATTACCCGGTGTCAAAGCGAACTCTAAATGCCGAGCCATAACCATATACTGAGTCATTGACGTACCGTTCTCGTTAATTGGCAGTAAATCTTTTAGATCTCTAGTAAGATTAGTACGAAATGAAAAATGATTCGTACTAGTTAGTACTGACTGCATTTTTAATGCATTAACTAATGTAGTCTTGCCTTGAGAATGCGCTCCGCAAATAGCTGCTTTGTAATTAGTACGCATAAGGAGTGTTATTTAATATAACTTGTTTTTTAACAAATTCAACCCAATTTTCGATTGCTAGCTTATGCAAATAAGCAATGTACTCATCTAAATCGTTAAATTCAATATGTATATTATCACTATAAAACTGCTTAGTGGATACTATTTCCCCAGCATCTACTTCAGGTACTACTTTATGTATTACATGACCGTGAAACTTGTACGGGGTAGAGCTATGAGATAACCACACTTTCTTTTGCGGGTCTTTACCTTTTAATTCAGGGAATTTAGTAATCAAGCCCGGGTGCCCATTAAATATTCTATATCGCCCGCATATATCAGGTGGCATGATTCGTAAAAAACCGTGAAGAGTAATTATATCAGCTCTTCTAATAGATTCTTTATATTCTTCTACTGTAGGTTTCTGTGGTACAAAGATAAGTCGGTCAAACGCTTTCTCGAGAAGCTTAGGATTAATTTTATCCATGTCTTCCGGTTTCTTATTGGTTATAATTGCATCCGGAAAGCGACCAATACGAGTAGAGACTTCATAAATTTCTGACCCGCTTTGAGAGAAAAAAGCTTTCCAGTAAAAGTCCTTTTTCATAATTTTAAACGATATCCTATTGTATTATCACTAAAATAAATTACAAGTAAAACTTCAGACATATTACAAGTATTTTTAATTCTATGTACTTCGTCGAAGTTTTTTGTAGGTATTTCTTTGTTGTTTGCAGGGTCCCAAAAACAATAGTCTATAATCTTAGTATTATTATCCAGTAAATGAGGATAGTTAATTCTGACTAGCTCGGTTATTGCAGCTACATCTTTATCCATTAAGAACAAAGCTTCTAAACTTATTAATATTTTCAGCTATCCAAAATTCTTGTTCTGCGTCTGGCACACAATCGAGTAAGTCTGCTAGTTTAG